TCCAGGCTTTCGCCAAAAGGGCTCTAGAAGTTCTAGAGTCCGAAGGTGTAGATCTTTATACGCTTATACCCTCTTGCGCCTGGAACGGCGCTGAAACAGTTGTCCTTATGATAGATGACTACCGGCGAAGTGCCGGCATCATCGTCACAAGCCGTCTCTTTCATATAGATTGAGTAGGCTGGTAGGACACGCATACCCCAATCATCACGCAGTTTTTTGTACTTTGTGCGAAGGGAGTATGTTTCGAAGGTAAACCCGGCGTACCCAAGCTCTCTTTTGCAGGGAGTAAGGGTGGTTCGGGGATCTGCTCCAAAGGGTAGGAGCAGATGGCCGTCTCCAAAACCGTCAGGGCCGAAGATTTGCAGCTCTGGCGGAATTAATGTCAGGAGAAGGTCAGCGACCTCGTCTTCATAACCACGGCGAAAAAAGTTGTGGAGTTTGAAGAGAGAGACACCGCTAAGTGTCTCTTTGAGGTAGCACGGGCGTATATTGATACCCTTTAAGTAGTCCGCTCCGCAAGATTCACGGAACGGTCCCGATGAGAAGCTTTTCTCGGGGTTTATAGTAAACCCGCAGGAGCTGAGAACCCTTGTTAAGAGGGGGACAGCTTCCGTGGGGACGATTATATCGTCACCGTAAACCTCGATCTCATCGACCCTCACGCCAAGGTAGCAACAAGTGCCATAGGCGAGAGAGTAGAAGATCAGCGATTCCAAGGGGAAAGTAAATCCGTTCCCCATAGAGCTGAACTTCTGGAGCTTCAGTAAGCAGCCGTTATAAACTACGGTACCTGTCCGGAGAGCCGATAGCGATTCGAACCACGGAAGTGGCAAGAGGTCGCGCACGAGCTCAATGGATATGGTGTCTGAAGCACTACTTAGGTCAAGTGTCGCTAAGGACCCGTCCAGCGAACCGCGTCGAGCGGCGCGCTGGTTGCGGGTCTGGTCGCGAAGATTCTGACCAATCCTGCGTAACCGCCCTGCGATGTAATCGCCAACCCCAAGCTGGACAAAGCTGTTCAGCACGGGTTCGACGACGATCGTTCGGGAGGTTTTCCAGGATTTAGGGGCGAAGCCAAGTTTGCCGGCGTGGATTTCGACCGGCACGTGGCACGACTCCTGGTCTCCAAACGGAATCCAGGAGGGTGTCTCCTCCAATACGCTGCTAACGTACGGGATGAGCTCTTCGCTACATGCGAACGGGCCGCCTAGCTTGGTAGCATGGCAGGCATTTTTCTTTTGAATGGAGGTGGTTGCCCCCGGTCCAAAGCGCGGTCGCAGGCTTTCGAGAGTTGGGACTTCACCAAGGATAGCGTCGACTTTCCGCTGAGCCAAGTATAATACAGGCTCAACGCCAGGGAGATTTTGAAGATTCCCTGAGCGACACTTCCAAAAGTGAGTATTAGTCTCTAAGCACTTCTTTTCGCTCTCAAGGAAAGACTTATAGGCAGCCTCGTCTCTATCGATGCCGAAGTCAAGGTCGCCGCGCTTTTGGAAAAAAGCGCAGACTTGTCTGACTCGGATAGCGGTAGTGACGGAGATGCTTGTGTAGTCAATCTCCAGATCGCAAATACCCCGAAAATCATTGCTATCAAGAAGACCAGCAATTCGTTCCCGGATAAACCGTTCTGGGATTTCCTTAATGAGAGCTCGTGAGAGTCTAACGCAGACTTCATTGGTCTCTTCCGTGGATAGAGGTTCCACCCAGCTTTTGCCATTTAGCATAATAAAGCTCCTTAAGTAGGATTAAAAAGTGGTACGCACCTTGTAGGTGCGGCGCAGTCCTTATGTTCATTCATCCGAACGTAGGTGCCGTGCAGTCCTAGTTGGTTAAGTGGGCGAGACGCCCGAATCAACCAGCTCGACGGCAGGTCCGACGTTGTCGAGAATGCCAGCACTCCAAGCAGTGTCGACCCCGAGCATGATTGCGGAAAGCATCATGCGCGAGTTCTTGCGCTGCTGTTTAGTGGAGCGTGGAGGCCCGTAGGTAACGAACTCGGAGGTTACCGAGTAAGCCACCTTCGGAGGCGCGGTGTAGCCAGCGGCGTTTTGGCCGTTGACTGCTTCCATCACGGGAGTGACCAGGCGGACCGAGTACTTCGGGAGCCCGCTACGCAGGGTCTCTTGCGAGACTGTAAGCGTAGGTTGGGCCTCGAGAGGAACACCGGAGACATCCTGACGGTAGAATGCCACCTGCTTCCCGCCTTCGTTGCGAACGAAGATTGGGTTGAAAGTGTGCAATACTGCCGTGTCTTCGCCATCAGAGGCTATTACTTGAGCGATTGAGCTCATAAGTTTCTTCCTTCAAGTGGTTATCTTCGGATACCCGCGAACAAGGCGAGGCTTGTTATGGCCTTTGCAAAGCTCGGGATTTTCGCTAATGGTTTGGCCTGTGGACGTATCGGAACTGGTAGCTGCGTGAAGATCCTCCTGGTAAAGGAGTACTGCACGAAGTTGGCAGAACTTGGACGTTTGAGGAAAACCATACCGCTGGGAGCGTCAGAAGTTAAACGCAAGTAGCAGTAGTTATAGCGTGTACGTTTCCTGTAGCAGAGAACGTAGGTCCCTGTGACTGACTGGGCGAGCGATCGCGCCGATAGCCAAGAGCCGACTGGTACGAACCAGTCTGCTAAATAGCTAAGCGGCAGACGCTCCCAAGCCAGGCTAAGGGGATCCTGCAGACCTGCTAGCTGAGGGACATCAACCTCAGTTAGGAAAGCTATGAGTTTCTTACTCTCTTGATGGCGCATATTTACATACACGTCACCGTAAGAGCCGAGATTCCAGTACGGAATATCTCGGACAAGAGACGAGGAACCAAGAGCACCTCTGGTCACCGACACGCGGAACACGCGTGGTGAGTTCAAGGTATGCGCAGCAAATTCAGCACCGGAATGGACGTCCTTTATGAGAGGCATCCACCCGTACTGAAGCTCCAGCCAATTCTGGCTGGCGCGCTTGCTGGGTCGCCGGAGTTTCCGGCCACCGAAGAGTTCGTCTACAGCTCGAGGAATGTTTCCACTCCGAAAGTTTGTATAGAACTTGTACATGCGCTTGGCGTTGTCAGCCAACATTGCCATCGTTTTGTGCATCTCTGCACTTGTGACAGCAGCGTTGAAGTCGGAACCAGCAATTTCGTTGCGAAGTTTTGACACAATCGCAACATCGTCGCTGGAATCCCAGAAGGTCTCAAAAGGGAGTTCGTTGATCAAACCCCCAGAATAAGAGATACCTCCAGGTACGCCGACTATGAAGTCGTCCTGCTCGAAATCCAGCCCATTAACAGTATATTCGTTAGGGGCAGGGTTCCTGAGTCGGCCGGGCTTCAGCCTTGTTCGTGTCGCTTCGAACACGGTAGGTATTTTAACACCTGCCGCGTTCTTGACGTAACGAACGAACTTGTAGACCTTTACAACTTTTTCCTTGGGTCGTGAACCAGCGGGGGTGTCCCCGCCGGACCAGACCTTTCGGCCATAGCTGTAGAAGGGCCACCCACCGACTGTCTTCACCAGGTTATTATACGAGGTGTTACCAGTCGTCATAGCAGTACTCCGAAAGGAGCAAAAGAGACATCCCTGTAATGGGGATGCAGACGCCCG